GTTCAGGTTGACTTCGCGGCTGAACTCCTACGCCGGACCTACGACTCCGGCCTCGTGGCCGGTCGCTGTCGGCGCATCCCGATCAGCTCCAACTCCAACGGCCTGAAGATCAACGGCGTCAACGAGACCTCCCGGGCTGACGGCTCGCGTTGGGGCGGAGTCGTGGCGTACTGGAAGGCTGAGGCTGCTGCGAAGACAGCCAGCGCTCCCAAGTTCCGCCAGATCGAACTTAACCTCAAGAAGCTCATCGGCCTCTGTTACGCCACTGACGAGCTGCTCCAGGACGCGAGCGCTCTGGGCGCGATCATCAGTGACGCCTTCGCGGAGGAGTTCTCCTTCAAGATCGACGACGCGGTTATCGAGGGAACCGGCGCGGGTATGCCGCTCGGCATCCTCAACAGCGGCGCGGTCGTGGCTCAGGCGGCAGAGGGTGGGCAGTTGGCCCGGACGATTGTACCCCAGAACATCGTCAATATGTGGTCACGCATGGACCCGCGCTCCAAGGCCAACGCGGTATGGTTCGTCAACGCTGACGTGACACCCCAGCTCTACCTGATGTCCTTGGCAGTCGGTACAGGCGGAGCCCCGGTATTCATGCCTGCCGGCGGATTGTCGGCGTCGCCCTACGGTTCGCTGTTGGGCAAGCCGGTCATCGAGATCGAGCAGTGCTCCACGCTGGGCACAGTCGGCGACATCATGCTCGTCGATATGTCTCAGTACCTCTTGATCGACAAGGGCGGGATAGAGGGCGCCAGCTCGATTCACCTGAAGTTCAACTACGACGAGACGGTCTTCCGGTTCGTGTACCGGGTCGACGGCCAGCCCACATGGGCGGCTGCTGTGACCCCGTTCAAGGACGCGACCACGACCCGGACAATCTCGCCGTTCGTGACATTGGCAACGAGGGCCTAGCGGGTAGGGAATAGGAGGAGGAAAAGAAAGTGACACTGGCATTCAGTCTTCCCCAGAACCTGAAGATCGTCCAGGGTATCGCGCCTTCAGCGGGCGCCGCCGTGACCGGCGACTACGTGAGCCTCAAGAACGCTCACAAGTGCTGGGTCGTGATTAACTCCAGCGGGGGTGCTGCGAATGCGGCCACCTTCGGGATCAACGAGGCGACGGCTGTCCTGCCTACGGCGGCAGCCGCGAGCACGGCACTGTTCCCGAACTGGATCAACAACAGCACTGCGGTTACGGACACCCTTGTCAAGGGGGCAGACGCCGCAACCGTCACGACGGACGGCCTTGCTACCCCGAAGATGATCGTTATCGAGGTCGATCCGGCCTTGCTGACGGCTGGCTACGACTGCATCGCTGTGACAGAAGGTGCGTCGGCGGCGGGCAATATCACCGGCGCGACGTACTACATCGCTGAGCGATACCAGCAGGCGACACCGCCATCGGCGATCCTGGACTAACTTAGTGGGGGGCGGGTGAAACCGCCCCCCTTACCGATAGGAGTCAGACATGACCATGTGGAATGCTTCACAAGGGGAGGCCGTCAGGGAAAGTATCCTGGGTCTCCACGTCAAGAAGACGCTGGCAGCTTTGGCCGACGGGAATATCTTCGCCACCTATGGCCGGGTACTCGTCACCCTTCTGTGGGGACAAGTCACGGGTGTGGGCGACGGCGGCGCGACGACCCTCAAGCTGCAAGAGGAGACCAACTCGGTTGACCTCTGTGCGGCCACTACCCTTACGGCGGATGCCGTGGGCACGATGTACTTCCTGACGGGAGACAAGGCGGTCATCCTGAACGGTACGGGCAACACACCCGTCATCGGTCAGGCTGGCGCGCTCTCGGCGTTCCCGCAGACGGGCGGGGTAATCATCGGGATGGCGGGAGCTGCCGACGCAATCCAGCAAGTGCAGACGGGTGACGATGCGACACTCATCATCGAGTGGCATTGCTACTACATCCCGCTTGAAGAGGGCGCTTACATGGCGGCGAGTTAGGGGGTGAGACTTGACCACCTATAACCGTCAGACGGAAGGCAAGATCAACGATATCCTGACGGTTCTCGGGACGACACAGAGATCGTTCTGGCCGTTCTGGGAAAAGACGGGACAGCTAGTTACAGGCATTGGCCTGGGGGACTTGATACCCTCTGAGACCGCTGCCGCCGCGGAGGACTTGGAGCACGACTTTGCGCCGCTGGAACTCCCGTGCGGCCTCAACAGTTACCACTTCCACCCGACCGGCGACCACCACCTCGCGGGCATCGACAGCGCGGCGTACACGTTCATCGCTACGCCGATGTCTGTCGGCGCCTGGATACGGCCCAACGCTATCGCCTCGAATACCATCATGGCGAAGTATTCAGCGACCGTTCGAGAGTGGCGGTTCTGGATCGACGCGGCAGGGCTGCTTGACCTGGAGTTCTACGACGAGAGCGCGGACACGACAGAGATTGCCGTTAGCACGGCGGCGCTCACGTTAGGTCAGATGCAGTTCGTGGTAGCCAGCTACGACGGCACCCCGGCAACTCCAATCATGACCCTCTACGTCGATGGTGTAGCGGTCAACGATGGGAGTTCAACCGAGACGGGTGCCTTTGTAGACATGGAGGATACGGCGACGCCCTTGACTATCGGGTGTTCAGGCGTATCGGCCACTCCGGTCAACGAGTTCCACGGGCGGATCGCCATGCCGTTCATCTGCGGCAAGCAGTTGACGGCGGCTGAAGTCGTGACCTTGAGGGACCTGATGCGTCCCATGATCGGGATATCGTAAGACACATCCTCGCTGGGGCTGGCGCCTAAAAACGTCGGCCCCAGCAGATCGAGAGGGTTCGATGGTTCTCTCACTCGTAACCGCCCCGGCTCGTGAGCCGCTGACAGTTGCTGAAGTGCGGACGCATCTCCGGGTGGATGCTGACTTTCGAGAGACGGCGCCCACCGAGCCCACGGTTGCCCTCATAGCGCCCGCCGCCGCGGGGAACGTTGACAACGGTGCCCATCGTTACCGGGTGACGTTCGTGACCGCTGACGGCGAGACCGAGGGCGGCTCCATCTCCGCTATCGTGACGGTTGCCGACAAGGCAGTGAATGGCAAGGTGACGGTATCGGCTATCCCCATTGGCGGGAGCGCCGTTACCTCCCGCAAGCTCTATCGCACTGTGGCGGGCGGCACGGCATATCTGTTCGTAGCAACCATCGCTGACAACTCAACCACTACATATACCGACAACATTGCGGACGCGACCTTGGGGGCGGAGTGCCCAGCGACAAACACGACCGCCGACCCGGAGTTGAACGCGCTGATAAAGGCCAGTCGGGTCCAGGCTGAGATGTTCACCCGGCGGGCCTTTGTGACTCAGACGTGGAGCCTACTACTTGACGGCTTCCCATCGTTTAGCACTGAACTAATCCGTCTTCCATTGCCGCCATTACAGAGCATCAGCAGCGTCAATTATGTTGACGTGAATGGGGTTACCCCTACGCTCTGGGCGGCAAGCAACTATATCGTCGATGCGCCAGAGGGTGACTACGCCCAACGGGGAAGGATAACTCTGGCCTACGGCGAGGTGTGGCCGGTAACAAGGGACATCGCCAACGCGGTGACGATTGAGTTTATCGCGGGATACGGCGCGGCGGCGGCGGTCCCCCAAGGGATCAAGCAGGCGATGCTCCTCATGATCGGCCACTGGTACGCAAACCGCGAGAGCGTGAACGTGGGCAACATTGTGAACGAGGTGCCCCAGTCGGCGAACGCTTTACTGTGGGGATATCGGGCATTGGAGGTATAGGTGAAGGCTGGAGACCTGGATCGTCGCTTGACGATAGAAGAGTACATAGAGACTCAGGACGCCTACGGCGAGCCTATCAAGGACTGGGTGGTATTAGATACCGTCTGGGCGCAGATCACGCCGGTACGGGGCTCTGAGCGCTATGTAGCCCAACAGGTAAGCGGGGAGGCGGAGACGCGCTTCCGCATCCGCTGGCGAGATGACGTGACTGACAAGATGCGGCTTGTGTATGAAAACGCCTACTACAACATCACCGCCGTCCTAGAGATCGGGCGGCACGAGGGGCTGGAGATCATGGCAAAAGCGTTCGTTCCGGTTGAGGAGGTATGACAATGGGGGGAAAAATAAGGACCCGCACAGACATTCAGCGGCGCTTGTCTAACGTCGCACCCAGCAACATCGAGCCGCAAGATTGGAACCTCTTGCCAGCTCTGCCTGACCTCATGGCTAGTGTTCAGGTGGTGGATCGGTCGGAGGTTACCGAACTCTTCGACGACTTCAACACGTATCAGACATGGGTTGAACCCGAGACGCCCTGGATATTGAACAAGGGCTCGGACGGTGCTTGCGCCGACCCCGTTATCGCTGCCGACAAGGGCGGCATTGTGCGGCTTGTTAGCGCGGCGGCGGCGGCGGAAACCGTAGCGACGGACGGGAGCCAGATTGTCGGCAAGAACCCCTGGGCAGCGAGCATGGGCGGCCTTATCTTCGAGGCGCGGCTGAGGATTGCCGCAGCTGTCACCAACGCCCAGGTGTGCGTGGGGCTCACCGACGTTACGACGTTGGAGATGCCCGCTTCGGTAGCAACCACGGTTATCACCACGAACTTCAGCGACGGCTGTGTCTTCTGCTACGACGTGGCCGCAACGACGGATCAGTGGTATTGCATCGGCGTGGCCGCTGACTGGGATGCGACGGGGAACGGTATCACCGGGGTTGCCCCGGTTGCTGCCACCTATCAAGTCCTGAGGATCGAGATAGACGATGCCAGTAACGCCCGGTTCTACATCGACGGAACCTTAGTGGGAACCCTGACGGCGCACGCTGTTACGGCGGCGACCTCGCTCTATCCGACCGTTGTGGTCACGGGCAACTCAACCGCCAAGACGGTAGACGTTGACTACATCCATGTCAGGGCAGGAAGGGCATAGTGGAAGTCACCTGCACCATCGAAGGCATGGGGCATCTGAAGGCCCAGTTTGAGGAGCTGTCTAACAAAGCTCAAAGGGCCGTCATGAGGAAGGCGCTGACTCAGACGGGTGCTGTGGTACTGAAGGCAGCGAGGGCAAAGGTGCCTGTAAAGACCGGCGCCCTCAAGAAGTCGATCAAGCAGAGCGTGAGCGTGAAAGAGGGCGGCGAATCTTGTGTGCGGATATTCGTTACCAAGCCGCACGGCCACCTGATCGAGTTCGGCCATCTTATCAAGGGTACGAAGGGCGGGCCTAGCTTCGGGTTCGTTGCGGCGCGGCCTTTCATGCGGCCGGCGATAGACGAAAGCCACGAGGCGATCATAGCGAGGTTCGCTGAGGCTATGAATGAGCAGATACAGAAGCAAACGGCGAAGGCGAAGCTCTGATGGCTGACCTGGAGACTGTCTTGCAGACGCGGCTCTCAACCTACGCTGGGCTGACGGCGCTCGTGGGTACACGGGTATACCCGATCAAGCTGCCCCAGGAACCCACGATGCCTTCAGTGACCTATCAGCGCATCGATGGGCCACGGGAAAGCGGGATGACGCAAGAGCACGGCATGGCCCACCCGCGTATCCAAGTTGATTCGTGGGCGTCAACCTACGGCGGGGCGAAGGCCGTTGCCGAGCAGGTTAGGACGGCCCTTGAAAGATGGTCAAACTCAGGGACTGCGCCCGAGATTCTGGACTCATTCATCGAAGGGGACACCGACCTATACGAGTCGGAAGTGGAACTGTATCGGGTAAGCATGGACTTCATCATTTGGATGCGTGAGGTCTAGTTAGGAGGAGCACATGGCTGTCTACATTCAGCGTTCAAAGGCGTTGCGGATTCGTCGCCCCGGCAAGGCTGATCTCTTCTCGGAGCGGCCCACTAACCGCAAGGGGGAGTATCTGGACGCCACCAAGCCGACGCTAATCGACATCGGCGACGAGTGCGTGGTTGACGTGGAGGCGCTTCTACGGATTGGCGCCATCGAAGTCCAGCCCGAGAAGCCGAAGAAGGAGGCGGAATAGTGGCAAAGCTACCCGCTGCACCCTCGAGGGTGTTCTTAGACCAATATGACGTGTCGGGCTACTTGACCTCCACCTCATTAGACGTGAATCAGGAGACGATACCCGTCACTTGTCTGTCCGATGTTGGCCCGCGTCGTCTCGTGGGCAACTACGATCACAAGCAGTCACACGCGGGGCTGTTCGATGCGGTTGCCCTTGGGTATGACGCCCAGATGTTCGCGCTCTTGGCCGACGGCGATCACTACTTGACCCAACTCTTCGGTGCCAACGCGATGGGCAACGTCGCCTACGACTCCATAGTCCAACTTACCTCGGAGCCGCGATCGGCGGCAGTCGGCGGGGCGGTTGCCCTGAACTTCGAGACTGCGGGATCGGGTGGTTTGGCCCGTGGGCTGGTGATGGCCAACAAGACGACCACGGGGGCTGAGAACCTGACGGGCTACAATTTGGGAGCGACCGGCGCGGGCACAGTCCTTCAGGCTATCTTCCGGGTGCTGGCCTTCAACGGGACGAACATCACCCTACACATCGAGCACGGCGCGGCCGACCCGCCAGCGGTTGACGTTGCGGGGCTGACCTCTACCGCAATGGTAGCGATAGGGTGCCAGCGTGTCACCGTGGCGACAGCAACGAACGCCTGGAAAAGAGTGGTGCTATCAGGGACATATACGTCAGCGACCGTGCTTGTCACGCTGGGCGTAGTCCAGGGAACGTATGTGGCACCCTAGAAGAGAGGGCTTACTTGGGAAGCGGAGACTTGCGGACATGACCAGCCCATCTAGCAGCAGCGCCCTTCTTACCAGCGGCACTCTGTGCTTCGCTCGGCGTGGGGTTCTCCCGTGCATGGAGCGAGCGATGGGCATTTACCGTCAGGGCCACAAGGTTCTCAGGGCGATTGTCCAATTTGTCACCGTTGATATGGTGGACAACCTCATTCGGGTTGAGCGCTCGACCGTTGGCCTGCTCCCACACGACGCGCTGTTCGGGAATGAAGCCACCTATGGCCACTCCCGGGTAGTCGGGCAGATAAAGGAAGCGATAACCGTGGGTGATTCTACTGGCCTGATGCGCCCGCTTTTTGCGCGGGGCGCTGGCCCGATGGCTTATCGAAACATAGAAGCACCCATTGTAGCTGTAACGAGGGCGGTGAGGAGCAACCGGGGCATGAACCCACTCGCCGCAGCCGCAAGCACATGGCGCGCCCTCATCAGGGATGCGAATGAGGCACTTGCCCCAGCGCTGGCCTTTCGTGACTCCTCGTTTCTGGGCGTGACCCTGACGAAAGCGAAGATTCGGACGGTATTTATGCCACGGTTTCGGCTCGATTGGGAGGCCGCAGCCACAGGCGCAGTTCATGCAATCAGTATAGCACAGTAATATTGGAGGTGCAACCGTGAGCAAGATTCCGGCAAAAGTAGCGAACATCATGGTGAACAGCGTCGTCATTGAGGACGACGTGGACAACTTCAGCTTGAACGTCACACAAGAGACACCGGTAGTCAACGGCATCTCGGACGCTGGGCCTCGGAGGGTTGTGGGCAACTACGACTTTAACCTTGACCTGTCCGGGGCGTGTGACTTCGCAGCGGCACAGACGGACGCCACGCTCTTCGGAATGGTGGGGTCTGCGGGCGTGGCAGTAGGTGTCGATCCCACGGGCGCGACACCGGCCACGGCTTCCGACCCGCACTACGACTCAACGATGGTGCTGGCGAGCTACGGGATTTCCGGCGCCGTCGGCGGGCGGATCGACTTCAAGGCCAGCCTTCAGGGCAACTCGGCTCTAACGCGGACAGTGGCATAAGGGGGAGTTTATGAAGCCACAAGCGAGGCAAGTACCCTCAGACGACTGTGTGGTGACCATCGACGGCGTTGACTACGCGCTGCACGAAGGCGAAAGCGTGACCCTTGTGTCTGGCTTCTCCGTCGGGGACATCCAACTCATGAAGCGGTTCTCAAGTTTGCAGCCGCAGTTGGATGCAGCCGCGAACGCGGGGGAGCAGATCGGGATCACGGCTGATACGTGTAACGAGATCATCGACGCTCTGAGTAAGCGGCTGTTGGCCTGGACCTGGACGGATGACGCCGGCAGATCATTGCCCCAGCCGCTTGGGAACCCGGCGGCGTTCACTCCTCTACGGATTGAGGAGCTGATGTACCTGGCGTTGACCGTCAGGGGGGAGTCGCCGGGAGAACGAAAAAACGGTTTGAAGCCCTCGCGGACTTCTTCCTCGGCTACACGTACATCCAGGAAGGCCAAGAGGGCATAGAGCGTCACGGGCCGCAGCCGATTGAGGGCATGGTGTCTGAAGTATGCGAGGCGTTTGGCTGTACGCCGGACGAAGCGTTGAGACAGGACTGGGGACTCGTGACGGCGATATTCGACTACAGGGCAGCGAATCAAGCGGTGAAGTCCTTCAACGACAAGGACGGCTTCACTGTACTTGAAAGGAACCCTCAACTGATTGAGGTTCTGGCGAGGATGGCGCGTGCCCAAAGGGGCGAGCCGTTGGATGCGCCGGGGGCGGCCGATGAGGGCAAGGCCATAGCGCAGCGGTACATGGCAGAGCAAGGGGAAGCGGATGGCGACACTAGCTGAACTGGTCGTCAAGATTTCGGGAGACACCGCATCTCTCTCGGCGGCGCTGGGGCGTACTGAGAAGCAACTCGGTGGTCTTCAGGGTGCAGCAGGCAAGGTAGGCAGTGCCTTCGGTGGCATGGCGAAGATCGCGGGCGGGTTCGTCATGGCCCAGGGGATCATGTCGGCGCCGGGCATCCTCATGTCGGCGGCGCAGGCAGCGGCAGACGAGGAGGCGTCCCTCGCTAGACTTCAGAAGGCCGTTGAGAATACCGGCGTTTCCTGGACGGACTACGGCGGGAAACTCGACGCCGTTGTTGAGGCGGGGATGAAGCGCGGGTTTGACGATGACGCCCAACGCGCCTCCCTCTCACTCCTAATGGCACAGACGGGCGATGCAGACGAGGCGATGCGCCGGTTCGCGTTGTCTCAGGATGTCTCCCGTGGCGCGGGCATCGATCTGGAGATGTCATCCAAGCTCTTGGGCAAGGTGACCGAAGAGAACGCCAATGTGTTCAAGAAGATGGGTATCAACCTAGAGGCGGGCGCGTCGGAGACAGAGGCGTTCGCGGCCCTTCAACAGAAGTTCGGCGGGCAGGCGGAAGCCTACGCCAAGTCATCTGCCGGCCAGTTTGAGGTCGCCAAGATTCAGATGGGGGAGTTGAAGGAAGACATCGGTGCTGCCGTCTTGCCGATGATGGTCAAGCTGGCAAGCGCGTTCACGGAAAAGGTCATCCCGGCCCTGAGAGAATTGGCGGCGACGTGGATACCGCGAATCAAGCAGGCGTTCACCGACTTCGCCAACAGCCCTATCTTCGCAACAGCGCAAGCGGGGATAACGACGATCTACGAAGCGGGGAAAGCGCTCTTCGAGTTCATCACTTCAAACAAGGCGACCATGATCGCGGCCATCGTTGCTATCGGCGCGGCAGTCGCTATCTCATTCGGTCCGGCGAGCCTTGCCATCGCTGCTATCGCGGGGATCATCCTGGCCGTTGGGTATCTCTCGCAGCATTGGGATGACATCCAGGCCAAGACGGAGGAAGTGTGGAACGGTATCAGCGACTTCTTCGATGAGAAGCTGGGCTTCATGCGGGGGATCATGGAGGCTGCCTGGACGGATATGCAGGCCAAGGTGGAGTTTGCCTGGGAGACGATGAAGAACTACTTCATCACGATCTGGCAGGTGATCAAGGGTATCTTCGACTTCGCCCAGGCGGTCCTTAAGGGCGACTGGCAGGCGGCATGGGATGCGCTGAAGGGTATCGTCACCGATGTATGGGACGGAATCAAGCTTCAGATTGAGACGACGTTGGACTTGATCAAGGGGGTGATCGGGGGATTCCCCGCCTACCTTGTGGGGCTAGTCGGGCAGTTCGTCATGGCTGCGGCCAGCTTGGGGGTAGCTATCAAGGATGGCATTTTAGCAGGGCTGAAGGCGGTGCCCGGTATGATTGGCGACCTAGCGACCGAGGTATTCGAGGCGATCAAGGCTGTTATCAACGTCGGCATCGACGCGATCAACGACATGATCCCGAACAAGATCGCTATCCCCTACGCGCCGGACATCAATCTACCGGACAATCCCATCCCGCGTTTGTCTCAGGGGGGTATTGTGCGGCGCCCGACGTTGGCGCTACTGGGGGAGAATGGGCCAGAGGCGGTGATACCGCTCAACCGAACAAACATCGCCCGGCAGGGGCCAACCTTCTATGCGCCTGTCTATATCACCGTTCAGGGCGGCGCGGACATCTTCGAGGAAGTAGAGAGGCAGCTACGGTGAACCTAGTGAGCGTACTTCTTGGCCCTTGCGTCTGCCTTCGATTCGCTGACCACGAGTATGGCGTGGATCACTCCCGGTATCCAGAGGCACAAGGTCAACAGGCAGTTCAAGAGTGCCGCTCCCGGCTTTCCAGCGAGGATGACGGCTACGGGCGGCAGGACAATCGCCAACAGATACAACATTGTTCTTCTCCTTCTCTCCAGCGGGGATACTCATTATACGCTCTTTGTCAAGGGGGTGCCTAGTTGGCTAACTACGCGCTGACGCCTACGACCTGGAACGGGACCTCGATCCAAACCGCCGATTACGCCGCTTGGTTTGACCCTAGGGACGACATTCTCTCGACCTACCCCGTCCAGAATATAGACGTTCAGCAGCCCAACACCTTCCCCCAGAGAGTCGGCACACAGCCTACGGGGAAGGCGTACCCTCTGCACATCCAACTGAAGGACAAGACTTCCACAAAGCTCTTGACCCTACAGAAGCTCTTTGCACCCGGGCAAGGGCAGAAGATACTCCTAGCGACGGACGGCGCCGGCGGTACGTTGAGGCTGACGTGCGAGTCGCTAGGATTGATAGACACCGGCAACCGCGTCGAGTGGATCGCTAGGCTGTGGGCAACACGGCCCCTCTGGGAGAAGGATACGGCGACGGTTGACACCCACGCCAACTGCGCTGGGAACAGCCACGCCTGGACGGCGACGAACAACGGCTCGGCGAACGCCAAGCCCAAGATCAACTTCACGCTGAACGCGGCCAAGAATCAGGCCAACGACTATCGCTATTTCCGGGCGCCATCGATCCTGAACTTGACGCCCAAACCCCTCTTCGATCTCGACGGCGAGGGCTGGCCAACGGCGATTGTCTCCTCCTGGGATACGGCTACTCTTGTGGGTCTTGGCAAGTGCTTGGCGTCGGGTGATGACTGTCGCGTGTTCTGCGACGGCGTGGAGGTCAAGCGCTGGTTTGGCGCGGGGGCGTATGCTTTCAATCAGGCCACGACGAAAGTATGGGCGAATATCCCCTACCGAGCGAAAGCGGCGGCGCTGCTCACGGTAGCGACAACGGCTGTTGTCCCCGCAGATGGTGGAGCTCTGAGCATTACGAGCATCGCAGGGTTTCCACAGTCGGGCTATGTGGCTGTGGGTCTCACGTCATGGGAGCTTATCTATTACAACGGGGTGGTCGACTACGGCACTTACGGGCAGCTCCTCAATATCAAGCGAGCGCAGAGGGGGACGACAGCACGGGCGCAAACCCTCCCCGGCATAGTCGGGTGGGTAGAGCACGACATCCGCGTCCTCTACGGTTATTCAGCGGCGGTGAACCCGCCCGCAGACACTACTTACTCGCCGATGTTCGATCTCTCGACCTCGACGAACACCAAATGGAATTACATCACGGACTATCTGGAAGAGGGGTCTCACAGGACGGGGCAATTCCAGAGAGCATACAAGCAACTGAACACCCTCAGCGCCTACCTGAGAGCCTATGAGGATAGCAGCAAGATGTACGTCGAGGACTCGGCGCCCGTAGCGGGGAAGCCCAAGAACAACGTGTGGTGGCTGAACGTACCCATCGGGATCGTAGGCGCGAACGCGATCCACCATGACATTGCCGTGCCCGCGAATATGCTCCTCGATGTCTACGGCAACGACGGGGTAGCGGATCAACTGCTGGCGCAGTACAACCCCGCCACCGATGGCGACGGGCTGAACATCACGCCTTCAGCGGCGGTGTTCAACCTTCAGTATCGGGCGAAGGTACGGACGATCATCTCAGCCGAACCTTCGACAGCCTATCCCGATGTGGCGCTCGGGGATGCGAGTAATGAGCTATGCCAGGATTTCACCCTTGTCCAAGCAGCAACCGTCTATGGCTTCACATTCAGACTGAAGAAGACCGCCGGTGCTGATGGGAATATCGTCCTGAACGTAACGACCGGGGGTACAGCCGGTGACCCTGATTCCGGTGCTCTGCTCATTTATGACCTAACCGTCGTGGCAGCTGCTGACCTTACCACGAGCTACGCAGACTATACCATCATGCTGACGACCCCGATAGCCTTCGCGGCTGGGACCTACCATCTCATAATCAAGCGCTCGGCGGCGACAGCCGCTGCCTACTGGTACAAAGGGGTCAAAACCTATGGCCCATGCTCTGCATGGCAAGAGGTGGCTAGTACCTGGACGGAATACGGTGGAACGAGTATGTGGTTCCGCGTCCTCGGCGACGGCACAGTCTGCCAACCGGAAGTGCCCGTGGGATCGGGCGACGAATGCACCGTAGACGATCTCGAGCTGACCCTAACCCCATTCTCGTTCACGGCCGGCGGACTCGCTGTAATCCAGGGCAGCGAGCAGAACTGCTATCACCTCAACGGCATCCTGACGGTCACGCACCCCGATTCCACGGTTCAGACGCTCACCCTGAACATCCCTTGCAAGGTAGGGGATGAGATCAGCGTCGATGCTGCCGCCAAGACGATCACGAACGTCACAACGGGGGAACTCTTACCTCTCGGAGTAGTGGCCAGCGACGGCGTGAATTGGCTGGAGTATGCGCCCGGCGCTAATGCTGTCAGTTGGGCAGAGGCCGGGATGATTGACACGACTATCGTCTCGACGCACAGAGACACCTACGCGGGGGCAGGCGGATGACGGAAGTGTATGTCGGCACAGCGGGTCTCCCCTACATGAAGATCGCGCCTCTCATGACGGCTGCGAATATCCGAAGGGGCTGGAAGGTGAAGGATACCGTCGCCGCGACCTTCGACGTGGCCAAGACGGACCCCATATTCAGCACCATGTACGAGCGCGATCTTCTCCGATTGGGGAACACGGTGATCATCGAATCTGAGGATCTGCCGACGTGGGTAGGGTTCATGTCGCGGCCCGAGTGGTCTCTGGGAACAGGGACCGTCAAGGTGACGGCCAAGGAAGCCGCCTCGATTCTCAAAGAACGCCCGACAAGCAAGGAGTTCCAGGTCAGCGATGATTCGGCCAACGTCTTCCGTAGGTTGATCGCAGAGGCAAACCTGAACCCCACGGGGATAAGCGCCAGTAAGGTCCCGGAGTCCGGCGGGATGGTGACGCTGGACTTGAGTTCGGCCTACGTCTACGACGCCCTGAACGAGATGTGCGCGGCCAGCGGGCAAGAGTGGTGGATAGAGCCCGAGACGATCGGCAATTCCTTGATACTGACAGCCTATCTCCGAAAGTGGCGGGGCGAAGACAAGAGCGCGAGGGTCATGCTCACCGATGGTGAGAACGGCGGGCTGCTATCTGGGACTTCCTACGCCCATGACGACAAGCTACTGGCTAATTCCGTGACGGTTGTAGGTGGGGCTTCCTTGGGCGGTGGGTTCGCCCTGAGACCATCGGCGACGGTCTCTGTCACGGGTCAAGGATTGCCGATTCAACGGGAATCTCTAGCCTATGATGACGCACAGTTGATCACGGTCTCTCAATCCAAGATCGACAAGATTACGCCGTGGCTGACGCCTTCAACCTCAAGGGACGTGATCTCCATTCAGCCCACTCTCTCCGACAAGGCGACGGTAGCGGGGCAGGCGGTGAGCGTCCTCGATAACGTCTACAGGGGCCCGGAGGAATTGACAGCTGTGGTGAGTCTACCTTCGGGGCGATTGGCCAACGTCGGTGTCGGAGATGTGATCGCGGTTCAGAGCGATGAGTTGGGGCCGGACGGGATCGCCAAGCCCTTCAGGATCATGGAGATGTCGCCGGACGAATCGGTAGGGACGTGCGTTCTGCAAATGATAGCGTGGGAGAGTTAGGATGGCCGGCGCGGAAGTCCTGGTACAGCAAATGAACGAGCTACGGCAGAGGATACAACGCATGGAACGCGCCGCGTCACCGGACGTAGCAGCATTACAGAAACAAGTTGCGGACCTCGAAGAACGGGTGAGGCAACTGGAAGCGGCATAAGATTGGAGATGTAGCATGGCTGACACGAAAAGAACCCTTGCCGCCACAATCGCCCTTTTCCCCAACAACACCACGGGGGACATCGACCCGCAAGACGCGAGGGACTTCATCGTGTCCGTCTATGCTCCCAGGTTCAACGTCCAGAACTACGGCGCTGTTGGAGACGGAACGACAGACGACGCGGCCGCGTTCAATGCCTGTATCGCGGCTGCCCTCGCAGCGAAGGGTGCTGTCTACGTTCCTACCCCGTCCGTCTCCTACATGATCAAGAGCCAGTTGACTCTTGACGACGTTGGGACTGATGGCCTGGCGATCATTGGCGACGGCTACAACTCACTGATCGACTTCCTGCCCAGCACACTGACACAGAGCCTGTTCTACCTGGGCGAGCCGACGCTCAAGGGGTGTCTCCTGAACGGTGGTTGCACTTCGAGCGACATGACTATGGCCTACGACGGCGACTTCGGCGGCGGCGCACTGCCCATTGGCGGCGGTAAAATCCGTATTGGGAACGAGATTATCCAGTATTCCGGCACGGCTGCTGGTTTCATCGTGGTGGCTACTGGCGGTCGAGGGGTGGACGGCAGTACCGCAGCCCTCCACGCGGACAACGCCCCTGTCTACCACTTCCCCGTGGTCGAGGGGATCACCATTCAAGGACTCCGCCTGCGCTCCCAGGCCCAGGTCACTGGTGCCGCGATCTTCATGGCAAACCTGACACAGAGCGTGATCAAGGACGTGTGGATCACCTGCGGCGGTACGCCCCAAGTGAAGACAAAGACGTTCCGCTACGGGCTCTTTGTGGATGGCGGCTGGCAGGACATTATCCAGAACGTGTGCATCGAGGGCTTGGAGGAGACGAACGGAGTCGGGGTCTACCAGACGCTGAACAGCGATTTGGTGATGCTGCACACCTGGGGCATCCACGTGTTCGATGTCCTGATGGACAACCGCCTCTTCGGCTGGACGCCAAAGGCAGGGTTCATGCTCACCAACGCCGATGATTGGCGGGTGGAGAGCTGCAACGTCTTCGGCATGAATGTCGGTCTCTGGCTAGAGGCGTCGCTGGCGTGCTCGAATCAGAACTGGATCAACTGCAACTTCGAGAGTACGCCGACCGTCTACGGGGCTGGCTTCATCTATGTGCCGTCAACTTCACTGGGCGGGATCGGCAACATCAGCTTCCAGAATTGCTGGTGGCTTGCTCTCGGCGCCAACCTGCCCGGTCTGTACATCTTCAACGATCACGCGACGACGTACCTCAGCGTGCTGCGGTTCGAGAATTGCTGGTTTGCCGGTGGGATCGGCGGGACCGGCGGCGACGATGTAAAGATCGTGAAGACGAACGCGGCGGCAGCGCTGGCCGACCTTAACTTCTACGACTGCTATTGCACGCTGGGGACGGGTGACGGCTTCGACATCGACGAGAAGATCGGCAACATCAAGATCATCGGTTGCTCCATCCTGAACCACTCCGCCGCAAGCCAATACGGAATAAGGATCAGCGCCGGGAGTTCCGTGCTGTCCTACCAGATCGAGGATAACTACTTCAGCGGCAACACGTTGGACTTCCTCGACGGAAACACTGGGACTGGCGACAAGATATTGACGGGCAACGTCCCGAAGTCGATCAACCGGGTCAAGCATACCGAGTATTGGGACGTGTTCAGGATGCAGCCTATCACCGGCGCAGTACTGGCGGCCATAGGGACGTTCTTTGCCATCCGCAACTTCGTCAACACTGCGGACAACGAGGCAGACTGCTACTTCCGGGCGCCGCCGAACCTGATTGGACAGCAGAGGTTCTATATCGACTGGGCACCGAACGATACGGACACCGGTTCCTGTACGTGGTCGATTCTGCGCCGGGAACTGACGCCGGAGACCAGCCTCCTTGACACTACCATAGGGACGAACATGACTATGGCCGATGCCGGAGGCGGGACCGCCAACAAGCTCCAACGTACTGCGGCAACAGCATGGGTTTCTGCTGTGGTGGCCGATAACGACTTGCGTTTGAGGATTTACCGAACCGTTTCCGACGCCTACAACGGGACGGCGCAGTTGTTCATGGTGTCGATGGAATACTACACGACGGAATAGAAGGAGGGGCAAAATGCCACTATCGGGAAACGTACCGCTGAAGATGATGCTCGGCTGGCTGCTGCTGGCGCACACCCAACTCAGCGAGGCGGTCAACGCCAATGACAACTCTGCGTCGTTGGCGACACTAGAGAACCTGGGCAGACTGGTCGTCGCCATGGCGTTCATGGTCGGCCAGGAGAAGGCCCGCGAGATTGGCAAGTAGTTTAGTGCAACAAGGAGGAACCAATGGCTAGCAAGAGCGATTATTTGGAAAACAAGATGCTCGATCATTGCTTGGGCAAGGCGGGACTGACCTTCAGCTCTAGCGCCTGCTACATCGCGCTGTGCACAGTCGTGCCGACCGACGCAAGCACGGGCTCGACGCTCACGGAGGCCACCTACACGACGTACGCCCGCAAGCAGGTCGTGGCGGCTGACTGGAACGCCGCCGCCGCTGGGCAGAGCACTAACAGCGCGTTGCAGACGATGGCGGCTTGCACGGCGGGTTCAAGCACGATTATCGGCCTGGCCCTGTGCGACGCCCTGACGCTCGGCAACGTCCTGTACTGGACAACCGTCACATCCAAGACCATCGACACGAGCAACACGCCGCCTGTGATCGCCATCGGCGGGCTAGTAGTCAACGAGGATTAGGAGGGCATCATGACTGAAATGGAGCAAGCAATCGCGGCCCTGGAGGCCTATGGATACGTGCTGGTCGATGAGCGCTATGTGCGGCCGGGAAAGAACACCCAGCAGTGGATGCCCCAGGGCGACCACTTCTTGCGCTTCGATGACCCGGGCGCGGTGGCAGTACCGCATCACGTCCGAGAGGACGCGGAGCAGAAGGAAGGTCTCGACCACACCAACCCGGCTCACGCTGAGCACTTCGATTGGGATTGGCCGGCCGAGGAGATCGCCACGATTTACGAGGCTGCCTAACACCCATAGGAGGGCGTAAGTGTAGTGCCAGGCTTTAATGCAGGGTATTCCTCTGGATACGCGATAGCGCCGCCTGCGGACCTGACCGTCGCTGCGGCCAACGGCGTAGCGTCTCTGCCTAATGTCGCCGTCTCAGCGAAGGTAACTCTTCCTGTGGCGGCGACAAGCGGTGTGGCGTCGCTGTCGACTGTCATCGTCGCTTCCCTGAGTATCCTTGCCGTGGCTGCATCGGGCGGGGTAGCGTCGCTGGCGAACGTCGTCATGGCTGCGGTTCTAAGGATCGCCGCCAGCAGCGGCGTGGCGTCGCTTCCGGCGGTCATCGTTCGCTCGCTGGGTATTCTAGCGGTAGCCGCCATGTCTGGTGTGGCGTCGCTGTCCAACGTCCTTGTCCTAACCCCGCTGCCCCAAGCTGTCTTCAGCAGTATCTCGACGTTCGGCAACGTTGCCATAAGAGCGGCATCGACCCTAGCGGTAGCGGCGACAAACGGAGTAGCGTCACTCTCTAACGTCGCCATAAGAGCAGCCACGCTCCTTGTGGTGGCAGCTATCAGCGGTGCGGCGTCGGTGGGGAATGTCGTCATCTCCACGCCAGCAGGGGCGACGATCGTTGCAGCCAGCATATCCGGTATCGCATCCTTCCCGAACGTGATCGTTTTCACGCAGAACATCCTTGTGCCTGCCGCCATGAGTGGCGTGGCATCCGTGACCAACGTTGCCTTAAGAGCAGCGGCGATCCTGGCCGTGGCTGCATCGAGCGGGGTGGCGTCCCTGACCAACGTGACGGTCCGCTCGCTGTCGAAACTGACGATTGCCGCCACGAGCGGCGCGGCATCCGTGGGGAACGTGGCCGTCGCCACAAAGAAGATTCTCGCGGTGGCTGCCATGAGTGGCGTAGCGTCCGTGGCGAATGTGATCGTCCTGACGGCCGCTGCGCCGGCCAACCTCATCGTGGCTGCTATCAGCGGCGTGGCTTCCTTGCCTACTGTTCGCCTTGTGTCTCTGAGTATTCTCGCCATTGGCGCGTCATCGGGTATCGCGGCGGTGTCCAACGTCCTCGTCTTGACCCCGCTAGTCGTCGCGGCCAGTAGTGGTATTGCAGCGTTCTCCAACGTCGCCCTTGCAGCGAAGGCAACTGTCGTCGTAGCCGCCATGAGCGGGGTAGCGTCGCTTCCCAATGTCATCGTTGCTTCTTTGAGCATCCTCGCGGTAGCGGCTGCGAGCGGGGTAGCGAGTCTCCCCGTCGTCACCGTCAGTACGCTCACCGTAGGTGCCATCGTCCCTGCCTCTATCTTCGGCGCGGCGTCTTTCCTGAATATAGACATATCCGCAGATGCCATTCTGGCGATTGCCGCCACCAGCGGCGTCTCCGCGCTTCCGACCGTCCTCCTCAGATCGTTGAGCATCTTGACGGTTGCCTCTATGGACGGACTTGCCGCCGTTCCGAATGTCATAGTCTCTGCGCCGGCGGTAACAACCCTTGTCGTTGCGGCCATGAGCGGCGTGGCGTCGTTACCGAATGTGATCGTTTCATCTCTGGGAGTGGCAAGCATCGTCTCGGCAGCGTCTTTCGGCACGGCGTTGCTGCCGAACGTGCTTCTATCCTCAGCATCGATCATCGCTGTAGTTACCATGTCTAGCGTGGCGGTGTTCGTCGCCACCTGGGCGGCCCAGGCATCGATCATCGACCTTATCGGCTCTTACACGTTCGCTGTCAATATAGCGGCGTCTTACGTTCCTACCATCGACCTGACCGGCTCCTATGAGCCGGAGATCACTTTGGGGGGCAGCTATGAGTAGAAAGCACAACATAACCGGCGCGACGGATCGAGACAAGTTCTTTCGCGGCGAGGACAAGGTCCTTACCATCACGATAGACGACGGCGCTACCCCGCCCGTAGCGCTCAACATCACGGGCTGGACGCTCGCCTTCACGCTGCGCTTGACGCCGGAGTCCTTGACCGCGCTGCTCACAAAGACCACGGGCGCGGGCATCTCTCTCACCGACCCATTGATCGGCGTTCTCCAGGTGTCCATTGCGGACACCGACACGATCAACCTAACGCCGGGCAAGTATGCCTATGACGTTAAGCGCATGGACGCGGGGGCTGAGGCCGTGCTGGTCTACGGGACACTGACCCTCTTGGCTGAGGTAACGCGGTGACAGGGAAGTCACCGGCACGATTGGAGAATGGGATATGCCGCCGAAACGCCAGATTAAAGACGATGAGGACGAATACCAGAACGGTCACATCAGTACCCGGGCCTACATCGAGGCCGTCATGCAGTCGGAGATTAAGCGACTGGAGGCGTGCATTGAAGGCGTAGAGAAGGCCATAGATGTCGCCAAGGAAGTGCAAGAGGGGCGGTTGGAAGGGATGAACCGCTTCCGAGAACAGCAGGAGAAAGAGCGCGGCACTTTCGTTCGGCAAGATGTCTACGAGCAGAAACACCAGGCGCTCGACGGGAAGATTGACGGCCTCGACCAGAAGGTTGCCGTCCTAGACAAGAAACAGACAGGCACCGACTCCTTGGTAAAGGTCATCCTGCTCTTTTTTGCGGGTTCGGCCACGGGCATAGCGATACTCGAGTTTCTAACCAGGTCGTAGGAGGGACGATGAAAAAGCACCAGACGGCAGGCCAAACGACCACCAGCACGAAGGTCAAGTATCTCCTACTGTCCTATCTGGGCCAAACGTTGAAGGGCGGGCCGTTGGGTATCAGCGCGACGGGGCGGCCCCAGAATTGGCGGTGAGACGATGCCGACGTGGGCTTTCCGTCTCGGCTGGGCGATCTGGGCCGCGTTCTTCCTAATCTGGGAAGCGTGGTCGGCGTGGTTCGATAAGGAAAGTGGCGACACCCTCAGCGAACAGGTGTGGATCTTGCTCAAACATCCCATGACGCCCTGGTGGTTCATTGCTATGGCGCTCTTGATCTGGGTGACGATTCACTTTCTCACGATGGGAAGGTGGGGATGATGTGTGGGGAACCTAGGCAAGCGGTTGGCGGTTCGGGTAGCGCACCTCTTGGAGTCAAGAGTGTACCCGACTGAAGTTCGACTGACACCGTTCAATCATTATGATGGCCGAACCTCGCCCATCATCGGCATCATTGTCCACGCAACCCGTTCAGGCATTCCCGGCTTCAAGAAGGATTATGAGGCGACTATCAACACCTTTTGGAGTCAGGCTGCCCAGGTGTCAGCGCACCAAGTTGTCAGAGAGGACGGTCAGCGTTGCATCGTGGTTGCTGATGAAGATACGGCTTGGCACGCCGGCGGACTGAACCCTTCGACTCTCGGCGTCGAGGTCTGTCAACCTACAATGGACACGCCGTTTACCGATGCCCAGGTGCGTTCAACCGCCGAACTCTGCGACCTGTGGTGCACCGTGCATAACATTCCCCGGACGCGAGATTTTATCAAGGGCCATGAGGAGACGAGCCAGGGGATAGCTGCCGGCAAGACCGACCCCGGGCCCGCATGGCCCTGGGATGAGTTCATGTCTCTATTGGAGGGCGATATGACAGACGAAGAAGCACGCAAGCAGATTGCTATAATCAACCTAGCCGAACGCTGGGCCTCCATGATACGGCTGGGGAACCTCCAACAGGTTCTCAACGAAGCCAAGGCGTTCGGGGTTGTGGCCCAATAGTGAATCCGTCGGGTTGAATTGCCGGTTAGCCTCTAACGCTCTCTCCTGCTGATAGTTCGTGCCCACCTTGCGCCCCTTTTGCGCGGTGGACACTGGCACCAAGACCCGGCGCGTCCTACACCGCAATCATCGTAGACCAAGAGTTATGTCTTGTCAAGGGGGTCGATTGGTTCGGGAACAACGGCAGGAAGGATGGTAGCACGCCATCGAAGGTGCGGTCAATGCGTGGAAGTCACCAAAACAGATATGAAACAAGACAAATGTATCGACTTCTGAAAATAGGGGTTTCCCCCCTTGACACAACAGATGGTATGATCGTAACCTTTGCTTGTCATGCGAGACAAGCACCCCGCCCTCACTGACACCGAGACTATCCGACAGGAATGTCGGAACCTAAGCAGCTCGCCCCAGTTGCGGCAACTCCACTCGCATGGCACGTCGCTCTGGGGCTGTTGCATTTCACCCCCGGCTCGTCTCCCCCGTCCGCGATCATCCACCAGTGATCGAAGACACGGCGAGCCGGGGGCTAACTATCTCAGGGAGGCCATGATGACAGTACGATACTTGGCCTATTACTCGACTGACAGGGGAAAGGGACACTGGTTCCTGGGGCTGGCGGTCGCCGGCAAGCGGCACTATCTCAAGTCATGGGAGCGTCGCGCCAAGTGGTCATACATCGACGCGCTAGTGGGGCGGTTCAATCGCCGATACGAGCGGGTACTCATAGGTTAAAGGAGGGACCCGATGAAAGGCACACGACACACCATCCCCGACCTCTTCTGCCGCATCCTGCCGCTGGTACGGGCGATCCACACCAGCCAGCAGGATGTCCTGGACATGGCGTTCGAGTCCGGCTACGGCAAGGGGTATGAGGAACCGGACACCATTAACGATCACTACGCGGCCCTGGCTGACGGTCTGGCCGACGAAGCCCGCGACGGCTACTTCCGGGGGAAGGCCGACGCTGAAAGCGAGAAGGGCGAGCCGGATGCTATTTAAGGTACTGGACAAGAACGGCAATGCCTGTCACGGAGGGTCTGGCAAATGGCCGCTGCCCAAGCTCGGCAAGCCTGGAGAGTGGCTGCAAGTCGACGGGGAATTGTTCTGTTGCAGCAACGGACTGCATCTGACAAGCGATCCCTTGCGCTGGTGGAAACCAGGAGCGCGTCTATTCGTCGCTGAGGCCGATCCACTGGAACTGCACGGCGACAACAGCGACAAGGCTGCCTTTCGCCGTGTTCGCCTAACCAATGAAGTCACGCGAGCATGGCCGTTGCTAGTCATGTTCCCCCGTCTGCGGTGTTTTCTACTGGCGTCGGGGAAGTTGGCGAAAAGCGGGGCAGACCTCAACAGGGCAAACCTCAGCTGGGCAGACCTCAGCTGGGCAGACCTCAGCGGGGCAGACCTCAGCGGGGCAGACCTCAACAGGGCAGACCTCAACAGGGCAGACCTCAACAGGGCAAACCTCAGCTGGGCAAACCTCAGCGGGGCAAACCTCAACAGGGCAAACCTCAGCTGGGCAAACCTCAGCTGGGCAAACCTCAGCGGGGCAAACCTCAGCGGGGCAGACCTCAGCGGGGCAAACCTCAGCGGGGCGTATCGCTCCATGTATCCGCCAGATGGCTGGGTGGTAAATAGCGCGGGTCGATTGGGCAAGGCTGACGCTGGAAGTGAGAAGGGCGAATGACAGAGGGAATAACGTGCGGCCACCCATCCGGGTGTGACCTGCAAGCTACAGTCAATACGGCTAGTGGCCCACGCTGCGAGTTCCACGCAGGGTGGGAGGCTGCCAAAGCCTACGCTTCCCTCGATTACGATGCGCTAGTAGCAGCACTCAAGGCTGTCGAGTGGGTGACTGACCACGAATTACCCAAGAGCATCCCGTGGTGTCCTTGCTGTCACAACTCAGATTACAGGGGCCACGCGCCCGACTGCCAACTGGCCGCTGCTATCAAGGAGGCTGACGAATGATCTGGGAACTGGCCTGCCGCAAGTGTGGGTTCCACAACATCTGGATGCGCTACCCGTTCACATGGAAGGGTGACGTGCTGATATTCCCCCGCTGTCCCCGTTGTGGCGGCGAGACGTACCGCCCATCGCTGGAAGACGATTTCTTCGATATGGACGAAGCCCACGATGTACAAGACGACAGCGCTACCGGCGGCTCAAAGTGGCTGAACACAGAACTCCAGGGCCGCTGGGCAGAGGAAGCCAAGGCAGATCGGGGTTACGAATGAGACCGAAGCGTTACGCCCGACGACTGTTAGCAAGGAGGCAAGAGAGACGTGGAAAGTCTAATAGAGTTCTGCCAATCCGCCTGGGTCATTCTCCTTATTTTAGGGATGGCGTTCATTGGACGCTACTGGAGGGAGGTTACTCGTGGCTAGACGCCCACAAGGG